GCTTTGCCCGATATATACCATTTGTGTATTGCTGCATATTCATTTCAAGGTCATCTATGACTGTCATTAAATCATCATAGGTATCACCAATGCCCTGGTCCTTTAAAAAGTTTGTTACATTTTCACGTCCGTACTTTTCTCCAGCCTGAGCCAATATACGTTTCTTTGACAGCTCCTTACTTTTACGTTCTTGCTTCGCTTCCTCTTTAATAATCCTTTGACTTGCACCTTCACGTGCTCTTGCCAACTGATCATCAAACCTATCAGTTAATGTTTTCAGTTCATCTTGCTTTTTTATTTTTAAACTATTTAACAAATCATCAGTATCTGTTTTTATGCGAGCAATTCTATTGCGTATGTCTTGTTGTTTTTTATCAATACGTTTTTTTTGTTCAGGAGTAAAATTTCTACCAGATAATTTATTTTGTGCATCGTTTATTAAAGGCGTATATTTTTTATCAGCTTCTTTTAATTTTTTTTGATACTGGGCTTCTATTTTTTTTGATTGTGTATCATAACGAGCTTGTAATTTATCACGTTTTAATTTTATCTTTGCATTTTGAGCAACAAACTTAGGGTCTTTAAAAGGTATTTTATTTAAATTGTCATCAAGTATATCTGCAAGTTTATCTAGAGTCTTATTATAATTGGCATCTAAAGTTATTTTTCGTCGATCATATCTTTTCTTTATTGCCTTAAGTTGATTCTCCAATAAACTTTGTTCTAGTTTTTGTACAGCTTCTGCACCTTGTGTTTGTGTTTTAGCTATACGATCAGCATATAAAGTTTCTTTCTTTTGTATTTGTTTTAATTTGTTTGCTTGTATTTGATTAAACTGATCTTGTTTTTTTTGCGTAAACTGCTGTACCTGTTGTTGCTGTCGTGCTTTTAATGCTTCAGCTTGTCCTACTGTCTGCTGGCGCAATGTAGGTTCAATGTTTAACCCTTGACGTACAGCTTTATCTTGACCTTTACCAACTTGTTGTTGTACACCCATCTGTACATATTCTTCAATCGTATCATTGTAAGCTTGTACCCGGGCTTCAGGTGTAGTCGCTTGTCTTACATTTTGCTCAATGCGTGTGCGTATCTGTTTAAAGGCTGCCTCTTGTGCTACCTGTATATCCTTTTGAAAACGATACAACGGTACAGGCAAAAGCTCTTTAGCAAACATCTGCTCATATACATCCGTAACCCTCTTCATCTTATTATTGGTCAACTGTTTAAAAGCATTGACCATACCTTGTAGTTGTATTGCAAAGGGCCCACGAGCTTTAGTTGGGCTAATAAACTTTTCTCTTGCTGCACCTCTTAGTGTTGCAAGCTCACCTGTCAGTGTACCGCTCTTTAACTTTACACCATCTAGAAACTTTATAGCAAGCTCACCTGATACAATGTTTTCAAGAGCTTGCCACTCCATACCACTAAACGCATCTGCACCCTTTAAAGCACCTGTGGCCGCTTGCTCTATCCTTGCCAATAACTGTTGGGGTAACTGTAACCCTGTAAACTTTTGAAAGTTTATCAAAGCTTCTGCACCCTCTTTAGTAGGTATATACTTTAACTCTTTACCAATAAGTTCAGCCGTGCTTTCTAATAATCTTGCTCTTTGTTTTTTATGCTGTTTAAATCCTGGAGTGCTTCTGCCTGTCTGACCCACTACCTTATTTAAAGGTACAGCAACCGTACCCGCAATATCAATAAAGTTATCTGGTATTTCTTTTAAAAAGTTATCCCTCAATACAGATGATACACCCTCTCGTACAGATTCATATATTACCCGAGGGCTTTGTTTTACTGCTGTTACACCTATTGTATTTAAAGCACCTGAATCTTCAATGCGCTTTAAACCTTTACCCAGCTCAACAATTTCATCAGGAGATAACCCTTTCTGTTGTGATTTTTGTACAATAGATTTAACCCTAGAGATATATTCAGAACCCTTACCTATGTTGTCAACTAAAAAATCCCAATCCATATTACGCAACAAAGCACTGCGTATACTACGATTAACTATATCAGACTCAAACTTAGGAGCTTGACCTGTACGAATACTCTTTAATGTGTCATTCGCTATATCTGTTGACCGACGTAAAGCAGGTAAAT